CGCTGGGTCACTTGAAGACAAGGTCCTTTGCTGTCACCGCCGGAAAAGCGAGTTTGGTGTATAGTAGGTGTTACATCACGAAGTTCTGTAGACATCTGTATCTCCTTTGCTTACAACTCAATATAGCAAAGTGTCTTGGTGATGTCAACACTTATTTCACTAATCTAGTGAAATATCTTCCATACCTGCTGTTCGCAGTTTGGTTATGTTATTGATTTGGAATTGTTTTGCATCTAGTCCCTTCATGAGGGCTAGATATTTGTTGCGTACTAACGCAAATTCATTGACTAGGTGCTCCATGTCAATGTAGTCCTGGTCACCTTCAGCAAACTTATCTGCGTCACGGCTGCTCAGTGCTTTATTGTAATGCTCAAGATATTTGCGGTACTTTGCGCGATGTATCTTACGCATCTCTATGTTGAGGTGTTCAAGTATAGCCTCAACTTCTTGTAGCTGACCGAAACGATATGCTACGTCTCCTGGAACGCGCTTGCTGTTAGCCTCGAGATTGCCGTTAAGGAAAGTCTCTGAGCGGGCCTCGTCAAGTTGTTTTTCAAAGTAACTTATAGCTGGAACAATGTCGCCCAGGTTATCTTTTACTTTGTTGTACCATCCAGCCATTAGTATAGCCCTTTGAGTAGTTTTTCATTTTGCCCAAAGCTGACGCGGGCACGGTCTACTGCATCATCCCAACATTCAAGTTTAGTCTGTACTGGTGATGTTGAGCGCAAGAAGGCTATAATGTATGCTTTGTCTGGATTATCTGTGTCGAGATTAGTTAGTCGCTGATCAAGTCCAAACCAGTTACGACATGCAATGTCATAATTAATGGTTCCAATCAGCTCTGCAAGTTCCTCGACTGTACTCGTAGACATTATTCATCCCAGTCTTCAAGGGCTTCATCAATATCGTGTAACCCGTTCTCTTGGCAATATGTGCGCAGTGCTTTATCAAACGTATCACATACGCCGTAAAGTTCTGCACTCATAATGCTAAGGTCAACAAGTCCAGCATCGTCAATTGTAGCGATGTATTGTTCTGCTGCGCTCATTTGGTCTTTTGCTGGGACATAGTTTTTAAGTCCTGCCCAAACTTCGACCAATGCGACAGCATCTGTTGCGTGTAATGTCATAAATTGCCTCTTTGTTTCTGTTATCGGATCTATTTAGTTGTTGGAGTAAAATTGCTATCTCGCTCCATAATCACATATACCCTTAGAGTGCGATCAACCTTGGCATATAATGTGTACGAGAGATACAGATAGTCTTGATGTCTACAACGTATCTGAGTAGGTCCTTCGGGCGCAGGCAGTTTTGCCTCGCCCTTAGAATCTGCATAAGCTACAGAATATACGCCGTCGTCACATATAGCAGCAATGGTTGTACCTGGAGCACAACCTACCACTTCAATGCTAACTGTCTGGCGCTTCATCAGTGACTTGATCACTATCATCTTCTATTGCTTCCTGCTCTGCAATATGCATGTCAAACTGTGCCATAATAACGTCTAGGTAGCCGTTATCGTTGCGTTCCCATGCTTTACGGAACATTTTGTAGACTTCACCAGTCTCTTTATCAATATACTCTAAACTATTTCCGCTCTTTGTCAATACCGAATGTCCTTCAAAGAAATCAACGAGTCCTGAGTATGGATTCATACCAGTTTCGTATGGGATCTTAATCTGAACACTTTCAAAGGGCTTTGCGTAACGTGACTTAACCACTTTACATGCTGCACGAATACCGTGTACCTGTGATGTTTTTACGCCGTCTTCATCTTCTTTTAGCTTGAGCTTCTTGATTGCAACTACGATTGAGCTAGCAAAAACCATGCCTTGTCCACCTGAAATCTTGTCATCAGGGTCAAACATGTCTTGGCTTGCATAGGTGTGGTTTGTTGCTACAAGACCAATATTAAGGTCACCAAACATATTGACACAGTTGGTTACAAGTGCTTTGAGCTGTTTTGGTTTACGTCCCATGTCGCCCTTCATTTCACCCTTTTCAAACTGTGCTAAGTCTGTTGGACTCATAAGCATACCCAATGAGTCAACTACAAATAGAACCTCAGGACGTTCGTCAATGTCAACATTTTCATAACTTGAACGATATTCTGATACAAAGTCATGAATAACTTTTGCAACGTCGTCGATCATTGCCATGTTGAGTTTAAGTAGTTTGTCTTCGCTCGTATCAACGTCAAGGGCTTTAAGCCATTTTTCGTCTAGAGCGTTCTCGCTGTCAATCAGGACGACAAAAATGCCCATGTCTTGTGCAGCTTTTACCAGGTTACCTGAGCAAATAAAGCTCTTGCCACTACCGCTCTCACCAGCAAACATTGTTACTTTGCCTAGTGGAACGCCTTTGTGAAAGTCTCCTGAGATTAGTCTGTTGAGTGTGTAGTTTCCAGTTGAGATCCAAGTCTTAGGGTCTCTAAATCCGACTGATAGGCCTTTTACACTCTTTGTGATGCCTTTACGGAATTTTGCTACGTCGAACGCCTTGGCCATACTTCTTCCTTCTCTAAGTAAAATGGACGGGACTACTGCCCCGTCCTAGGTTTGAGTGTGAAATTAGCCGGCTTCTTTACGAGCGCGGATTGCTGCAAGAATATCTTTCGCATCCTTGCCTCCACCGTCAGACGCCGGAGGAGTGTCAACGGGCTTAGAAGCGGCGCTGTCATCCTCTGCGGAATCTTTGGTTTCACTCTTAACGCTTTTAGCCGAGGCAGGTTCAGCTTCGGGCGTGGTAGTGTGACTGGACCGATTGCTCGATCCACTGTTAGGCGCCTCAACGCCCCATGGACGGTAGAAGTCTGCGAAACGTTCTGGGTCGTAGAGTTCACCGTCAACGCTAGATTCGAACATATCGAAAATAACTTGTAGCTCTTCCTCACTTGGCTTCTTTGGCATAAAGTCATTGAGGTTGTAGTGACCATATTCAGCAATAGCATCACGCTCTGCTTGATCTAGGCTGCGCTCTTTACGAGCCCAAGTTGATGTTGTATAGTCCGCATACTGACCTTTCTTGGTCTTTGTTACGCGGAAGTCAACTCCCATATCGTAGTCAGTTGGCATATGATCACCAAAGTCTGGATCCATAAGTGCTGACTTGATTAGGTTGTGAATCTGTGCGCTAATAACGAATCGACGCACTGGATTTTCTGGAGTTTCGTCTTCAGTGAACGCACTGTTGACAACAAGTCCCTGATACAGGTAACTACGCTTCTTCCAGTATTTCCGTGCCATTTCTTCCATGCTAGGATCCTTAAACCAAGGGCGGATTTCCTGATGGACTGGGCACTTTTGACCATCCCACATTTCAATACATGGGACCTTAACAGTAACAGGCTTGCCTTCGTCCTGTCCTTTAACGCCACTGAATGTGAGGTTGATCATCTGACGTTCGCGCCAGAAGAAGTCGTTTGTAGGATCATCGTCTGCGAGGAACCTAATTGTAGATGTTTCGTTTTCGGGAGTGTTCCAATGTGGGTAAAGTGCGTTGTCGCCGCCACCTCCACCTTTATTGTTTTGCTTCGATTCTTGCTGTTGAAGCTTCGCACGGATTTCTGCTAGAGTTGCCATAATAATATTCTCCTATAATAGCCTATATTTGATACCGGATAGTCCGGCTTAAGTTTTGCTCTATAATCAAGCAAGTTACTCTATGTAACCTCTTGAATTTACACTAATATTCGGCACTTGTCAACCCATTAGGTTGATTAAACGCCGAATATTTTGCGCACGTTATATTTATCCATTGACTCGGAGATCTTGCTGATTTCCGACTCTTCTACGTCAACTTTTTCTTCATCAATGTGGTTTGATTCTGCAACTGTTGCAGAGCGCTTGATCACGTTCAACGCTTGCATAGCCATGTTTAGGTACTTGCCGTCCAAATCATGTACAGCGTCAGACATAATCATCAGTAGATTTGATAGTTGATCATCAGCAACGGCAGGTGCTATGAAATCTACTGTCGCAGCGATCTCTGTAGCTGGGTCACGAAACTTACGTGCTGATGGGCTCTCAGGATCGTCAAAATCAATTTCACGGTTCAGTGTGATATTGTCTTTGTTCTTTATAACATATCGTGCAAGGTCAGCAACCTGCTTTTCAAGATCTTGACGCTTACGGAAACCTTCAATAACACGCGCTACATATGGTAGGCTGTCAGCAATGGTTTCGTCAAAGTATGACATAGTGGTTGCATCTTTTAGTTCGTCAATACGTTCTTGTGATACATCTTCGCTTTCTATTGTAAAGCTTTCCATCTGTGCTGCATAACCGCGCGTTGTGCTCATGCTCTTGAGGCTACCACGAAGGTTGCCAATGTGTGCAGTAATCTCTTCGCCAATTTGCGCATCCTCAAAGAAGTCGTTACGCTTGTTCTTGCGGCTGAATTTCTTAAGCTGGTTGAGCTCTTCCATAATACCGTAAATGTGCTGGCCAAAGTCATCAAATGGTGCGCCGCCTTCTTGTACGTGACGCGCCATTGCCTTTGCGGCAGTGATGTTGGTGCTAGGAAACTTAAAGCGTTCCCCTTCTGCGTTCTCAATGAAAATGCTTTCGATCTGTCGTGTGCGGGCGCCTCGCTTTTCTTCGTCAACGCTACGTTTGTGCTTGACGATGATGCGGGCATTACCTAGTTCGTTTACGCTCTTACGCGCTGATCCGTGCCAGCCGCTGAAGCCTTCTTCTACTTTGTTTTTTGCCATGAATGCGAAGTCCCTTGGTTCAATTGATTTGCCAAACGTCTTAACCGTGTATTCGATAATGTAACGGTTGGCTAGGTTGCGAATTGCTGCTAACATTGGTTTAACTGATTTGATGTCGGTGTGGCTGCTGAGGTTGATTACAATTTCGTTTGTTGTCTCATCAACAACATAGTTCACCATCATTTGCAGGTTCTTAGCATAAAAGCGGCGTGCCTCTGCTGGGTCCGTCGTCTTTTTACCATCGTCTGTAAACAGTACGATTTGGTGTCCAAAACCTTTAATAACTTTGAATAGTTGTTCTGCTATGTGCTCTACTGAATTTACCATATCAGTATTTATACAATTATAAAATTCCGACTGGCATCGGTCGGCGTAACTCACTGTCGTCAAAACTGTCTTTGAGATCATCAAATACGTCAGCATCATATTTGGCAACTTGCATTGCCATACGCACGGCTAGAATGGTTGCCATAACTAGGTCGTCAGTCTCACCATCTTTAGCTGCATAGCTATTACCACGAGCAACGAAAGTTTTGAGCTCACGCATAAGATTCTTGCTACGGATTTTCATTGTTTCTTCTTCTACCCAACGCTTGAGTTTTGCACATGATGCAAGTTTGGTAGAGTGCGTTGTGTTGAATCCTTTTCTGTAGCGACGGGAATTACCCTTGCGCTTTGGTTCACTAAGGAATATACCAGGCATATTCTCCTCGCCCATTTCGTCAATTGATATAAGTGCAGCTTCACCCAATGTATTATTTTCCACGCTGTAGTAGATTTCACTATTTGGCGCTTCATCTTCAATCTCTTCCAAGATCTTTTTCATAATTTTGATTTGCATTTGGATTGGCGTCTTGTTGTGCTGCCACTCTCCAATTTGCCGCATCCCTGGAATTGCAAATACCTGTATAGCTGCTGGATCGCCACCAGTTCCTAAACTAGGATCAAGTGCGACTAGATATGTTTGATCATCACGCAACCGATCATACCAACGAACTTGCCCATGCTTGCGTAAAGGCTCCATACCTAAATCCATCTCACTAAGGAAGATTGAATTGATTAATGTCTCGTCAAACGCAATGAATTCACATTCATGCTCACGGCGGAAACGTTCGTCTCCAATCTTGCCACGTTCAGCATCTGCCCATGCCTGGTCACGATCTGGATGTTTGTCCCATTTAGTAATGAATGGGCGGAAGCCGTTTACCCCAAGTTCTGTTTCGTTGCCATATTCATCAATACGCTTGTTAGCTGACTTCCAAATTTGAGCAAACTGGTCATCGTCTTGGTTAGGTGTTGATGTAATAATACATTTACCACCAGTTGAAAGAGTTGGTGAGATAGATGTCCAAAATTCCTCTGCAACACGTGGTGGAACGAATGCAAATTCGTCTAAGTAAACTAGTGAAAGTGACAAACCACGTCCTGTATTCTCGGTCGTAGCTTGCGCAATAATTTTGCTGCCGTTATCAAAAGTAATAGAACCTTTGTTGTATTCTGTGGCGCCTGCACGTATAAAATCTGGGCAACTCTCATACATATAACGTAGACGTGCCATAATTTCTCCAGCGCCGTCACGTTTGTGTGCTGCAATTAAGATTGTACTGTCAGGCTTGAACATTGCAAACCATAGTAAGTATGCTGCCGCACAAGTAGATTTGCCAGTCTGACGTGACAGTAGACTGATTGAGTATCGGTAATCGTTGTATGAATTAATAAGACCTTCCTGATAATCAAAAAGGGTAAAGGCCATCCTACCTTTAGTAGGATGCTGAATGTAACAGTAATTACGTATGAAGTATAGAGGATTGACTGAGCAAAGTGCTAATTCCCTGAGCTCATTCTGTGACATACGTTCCGTAGTATAGGGACGTTTGACTAGGTCGGTGTTTACGGACATGCGTTAATCCTGACTTCGGTGCGCCAATGCTCCGTATTCGACCTCTTCAGATGCACGGTATACGTCACTAGCTGCCTGAGTCAAATCACCCAGATAACTGACATCACCACCAAGTGCGGTGACCCTCTTATACAGTGGACCACCTTCCTTTGCTAGAAACTCGATACGATCAGCCATCTTTTGAATTTCAGCTGTAAGTTTACGGAATGCAACTTCATCCATATCTCCATATGGCGCTTCGTTCATTCCTGCAAGTTGCTTCATACGCGCCAAGTCAGTCATTACTTCTTGCCTTTGAATGACTTGTAAGCTTTAGCCAATGCACCAGGCTTAATGTCTTCAGCAACTGTAACTTTTTGTGGAGTCGCATTTAGATAACGGCGTAGGCTGAGATCAACTGTTTCGCCTTCTGGCTGCTCTTGGTAGTGACCACGGTCATCATACTGCTTATAGACAGAATTTGACCATTCACGCATTTGCTCTTGCTCAGTTCTTGGCATTGATTGCTCAGTTTTGCCAATTCTCTGTAATGCTTCAGCAGGTATTTCGTGCATCTCTTCACCATTACCGATCATGCCAGGCGAGTAGTCATCCTTTTCAAAGCCATCGACGCCCATCTCACCATTAAAAATTGCGGACAGTTCATCCCAAGTAAAAAATTGTTGGTATCTTGAATTGTCAACAGCTACTCCATCAGATGAAATTTTTGCCTGTCCTGTTTCAGTTTCAACAGTATTGGATTCAGCAAATGCCTCGTCCATTTTTTCTTTGTCCTTAGCAGCTTTCTTAGCTGTTTCTTCTTTGTCACCATCATCGTCGATGTCTGCAAAATCTGGTTTATCAGCTTCTTCTAGCTCTTCATCGTCTGACTCTTCAATTGACTCTTCCCAAGGTGCTTTCTTTAGTGACACTTTTTTCTTGCCTGCTTCGTCATCAGCTTTATCAAATGCACGACGCTTTGCTTTTTCGTCATCATCACTTTCAACGACAGGCACATACGTTTCCATAATTTGCTGTACAGTCTTACCGTTATCATTTGGATTATTTGGTCCTAGATCTTCTTTCTTAGCTTGGACAGTGCCTGCCAGAGTGCGTAATCTTTCGAGTTCTGCGTTGTTCATTTTAGTTCTCTACTTTCTTTAGGTGCTCTGCACGCTCTGCGGCAATCTCTTTGATGAAGGAATCTTTAAACTTCTCACCATAAAAATCGTCTGCTTTTATTTTTTCGGCTTCTGAATAATCATCATCACCGAGACGTGGCTTGTAATCTTCTTCAGGCAGTTCTTCTGCTTCATCTTCAATGTGCAGAGGCTCTAGTTTATTGCGTACGATTAGGAAACGCTCATGTATGCCCATTTTTTGTGTTAGCTCTGCTAGCAATGTCAAAGGACTTGCTGGCTGGCGTGTTTTAAAGTCAATCATATAAACTTCTGCTGCATCAATGCTGCGGAAATCACGTGGGTTACGTTGGATGATTGTCTTTTGTGGGGTTCCAATATCGAACCCATCATACTTGCGTAGGTGCAACTCCATTGCGTCGAGCTGCTCGTCTGTTGGCTCACGTGCAATTTTCACACGAAATTCGTGTACTGCTTCGTTTTCTGCCAAATAGTGCCCTAGTTTCTTGTTCATAGGAGTCTCCTGCTTATAAAGTATTTATCCATCACCGTCTCTTTTCATGCCTGCAAGGATGTCATTCAGCATATCATTTCGTGTAGAAATAATATGACCCTCAGTTTCCTGTGATTCTACACCTTCTGACGTTTTAAGGTGGCGCTGTTTAAGGTAATCTAGCTTTTCGTTTTCGTGTTCCAATTTAGCTTTCTGAATCTGTAGTTTAATTACTTCCAGTTTCTTTTGTGCCTTGTTGGTTTTTGCAGTGATTGCGTTGCCCATCATACTGCTAGCTGCATTGAATATATCAGCTGCATGTCGATCTTCAACGTTTTTACCTAAATCAATTAAATCATCAAATGTATCAATTGCCTTACGTGCGTACTCATCATAATCTGTATCAACGTTGTCTAGCCCGCTGACCTGCGGCAAGGCAGCATCAATTTTGTCTGCTCGCTCCATAATCTGATTCATATCAGCAGGGGTGTATAGACTAATTTCATCTACTTCATCCTGATTGATTTCTGGTAAATCCATTGGCGGTAGATTAAATGTATCTTCTAGTTTTCTTGTCATGTTTATTCCTCTATTGGGTCCCAGGGTCTAGTATCTATTACAACAAGTTTAATCCCAAATGGTGATAAATCTACACTCATCCCAAATGCAAGCTCGTCATCATTTCGTGCTAACAACACACAGACAGGAGACTTTTTAGTCTCTTCAGCATAAACGAGGGACTGCCCGATACACTCATAGTGTTTAGTTCGTGTAGCCCAGTCAAATTCCATTACCACGAAT